CCAAGACTATTTGCTTAACTATATTTACACTTCGCCTGCGCCTTTAATTTTGTTAGAATCTGGCGACTTTGTGCTTTTGGAAACTGGTGATAAAATTATAATCTAATGGCTAAAAGTTTAAATATTGTAATTGGGGCAGACATTGAGAAACTGCGCGAAGGCTTTAACAAAGCTATTGCGATAGTTCAAAAGAGCAGCAACCAAATGAGCGCTGAGGTTGCTAAGTCCGCTAAAGGGATGGAGGAACGATTGGCGGCTATTGCTACGCGTAACCCAACGATGGGAAGCGTAAGGCAGTTAACCCAATTAGCAATGGAAGCCCGGGCGTTAGGTCCAGAGTTTGCCCAAGTTGCTAATGAAATAATTAAACAGGCAGGCCGCATGAAGGATGCGATTGCCGACACGCGCGGAGAGGTTGGATATTTTGCGAGCGATACACGTCGATTGGATGCGGTGCTAGGTGGAGTGCAAGCGGCTGCTGGAGCCTTTGGCGCGATGCAAGGAGCCATGCAATTAGCAGGCTTAGGCGGAAAGGATTTGCAGGAGGCAATGGTAAAGCTGCAATCTGCAATGGCTATCGTTAACGGAGCCACAGCTATCCAAAATGCGCTGCAAAAAGAGAGCGCACTAAGGCAAGGATTAAGCGCAGCAGCTACTGCCATTTATACGGCAGCAACTAACGGCGCAACAGTAGCAACTAGGGCAATGAATTTAGCAATGGCCGCGGGGCCCTGGGTATTGTTGACTGCTGCAATCGCAGGCGTTGCTTATGTGTTATCAAAGATGGGCGCGGAGGCGGCAGTTGCTGAAAAACAAATTGAAAGATTAAAGGACGCGCAAGATGCCTTATTGTCGAATGGAGCCAGAAAAATAAAACTTGAAGAGCGTCGTTTGGAGCTTGCGATTGCAACAGCAAAAGCAGAGGGCAAAAGTGAAAAGTTTATTTTAGAGTTAAAAAAGAAAAGCCTAGAAACTCAAAAAGCATTATATAAAAAGGCGGGCGAGGAAGCATTATCTTTGATGGCTGAGAGAAGGGCAGCAGAGTTAACATTGGCGGGTAATGATAAGGCTAAAGAAAAAGAAATTTATACCAAGTACGAAAAGGAAACTATACAAATTCGTACAAGCTTAAACGAGGAATATCAAAATAAAGTACACTCGCTCGCTTTAGACGAAATTGAAGCGACTAAAGTAGTAGCCAAAGAAAAAGTAAAAATCACTAAAGCGGTTATTAAAGAGACTGAGCAACTCACCGCAAAGAATACAGGCGGCAGTTTGTTGGCTCCAGTGGATCCGATTGTCAAGCAATCAATGGCCGACGTCTTGGCGGAGCTTGACAAAATCCCGGTTGCATTAGAAGGGGCTAAAGTTGAGCCATTATTTTCGGATGTTATCGAAGAAGGGCCCGCAGTTGTAGCTACTACTGTAGAGGTAAGCGACGCGTTTAAAACGATGGCAGACCGCAACAGCGCAAGCTTTCAACAGCACGCCTCTGCTTTAAATGCCACTAATATAAAAACGGCTGAATGGGCATCGAAAACACAGACCGCGCTAGACGCTGTTAATGCAGCCTTTGCTGAGTTACAAATGCAAACGGCTGAGAACATGGCGCAATTTATAGCAGACATGGCAACAGGCGAAGAAGGTGCGGGCAAAAATTTTGGAAAGAATATGCTCGGCGCAATCGCGGGATTTATGGATACGCTAGGTAAGGCTTTGGTAGCTACGGCTATTGCATCTGAAGCCTTTCAAAAATTGTTAATTGCAAATCCTGCAGCAGCTGCGGTGGCGGGTATTGCATTGATGGCAGGCGCAGCAATCGTAAGGAATGAATTAAAAAAGGGTCCTAATGTTACAGCCTTCGCCGACGGTGGTATAGTTAGCGGTCCAACGCTTGGCCTTATGGGTGAATATCCTGGGGCGAGTTCTAACCCTGAAGTAATTGCACCATTGGATAAGTTGAAAGGAATGTTAAAGACAAACGACAGCAACGGATTTATTGCAAGCACTTCCATACAGGGCAGGGATTTGGCAATAGTTTTGGAACGATATAATAGAGACTCTAGCAGGGGATAAGATGGCACGGATTTATTACGGCTCATTTAAGAGCATTAACAACGTAACCCACAGGGTTGAAATATGGGACGGACCTACAGGCACAGCAAACAGCGGAGGCACAGAGTTGACGCTTGCAGGTGAAGGCTATGTGATTACACGCAAGGGCGAGGGCGACCCACTTTATACAAACTACATTCGACCGAGTAGAGTAGAGACTTTTTGGGTGATCCCGAATAATACCGTATTAACTGACTTTTTAAGCATAGCCACAAACACTGAGCAATATTGGGCCATTCTAATCTATAAGGCAGGAGTATTGGATTACGTCGGCCGTGTTCTTGCGGATCAGTTAGTAAGGAAACGTGAAGCCATCCAAGCGAAGCCAGTGCTACAATTAACGGCAGTGGATGGATTAGAATTACTGAGCGGTTACAAGGTAGATCCTACAAACTTTACAGCCGGCAAAATTACAATAGCGCAAATGTTTAGGCGCGCCTTGGATACACTAAACTTAAAAGATTATTGGGTAATTGACGGAACGGAAACGGATTACTTCCGTGAGGCTTCTACGGTATACAACTCTGCAGCTAGTCGCAAAGGTTTTGATTTGGAGCAGGTCGACCTAAGTACTTTTGTAAGCAATTACGATCAATTTAAAGACGTTAAAGCGACAGATGTAAATCAGTTTATATACGCTTCTAATGATATGCTAGACTACGCGCAAGCGTTAGAGCAACTTTGCGAAATCAAACAGGCGCGCTTAATTCACTCTCAGGGTAAGTACTGGCTTGTAAGTTTTGCGGATTACATTGACACAACAATTACCTATAGAGTCTACACGTATACCCTGCAGTTTGGAAGCACTACGGCAACCTATTCGCACAGGCAAACATTAGGCACATTGCCCGCCCGCCCGCAGTGGATGGCTAAGCCAAACCTAACTAACCAAGTAGCAGCAAAGTTTGTACAAGTTGACACAGAGCGAAAACTAGGAGCGGGTATTTATAGAGTTTGGGCAAATAGTAGTAGTAATTTTTTAGGCGGTACCTTTACAGATATACCTACTGGGGCCAACCCAGACACGGCGCCAATTCGCGCAAGGTTTAATATTAAATTTTCCAAAGGTTATTTTGCTACTACTACGTCTGCCGTCAATCCAGAAGATTATAGCGAGGTATACGTTAGGATTTGGATAACTGACAGTAGCAGTAATATTAAAATATTAGATAACTCTACTTGGTATTGGAAAAATCATAGCGGGTCATCGGCCACCGTTCCAGCCTATGTAGAAAAAATCGACACTAGCAACCAGTCTAGCACTTGGACCACTTTTAACTTTGATAAAAATTTAACTACAGCCCCCGCAGGATTTACAACTTTAAACATAGAAATAGAAAAAGTATACGCTGTGGGCCGAGTTTTTACAAAGCCAGGAAAGCCAGGAAGTGGGTCGCCATTTTCACAATTAAAACCTTTTTGGGGTTCAGTTAATGTGGCATTTGCAGACGCAAGCCCATACAATAACCCGGACTTTACTTTTGATATTACAGAAGTTTATACACCAGCTGCGGGCAGTTCTGTTAATTCAGTGCCTGTAATCCTTAATCCTAAATACTACTCAAGTAATACGAAATACGCAACGGGAATTGTACGAGTAAACGATGGCACAAATTACGTTAACGCAGGCTCGACATGGTACGGCGGTTGGGATTCGGTAACTGTTGGGACTATAACCCAAGCGCTAGGCAATAGCGTGGCGGGATTATATAAAGATTTTATGCCTGTTATACAAGGCACTTGGGTAGACAGTGGAACTATGAGCGCAATTAAATCGCTTTACTTTGACGGGTATACTTGGGTACTTCAGGGCTGCCAATACTCTGCCACCTCTGACCAATGGGCAGGCGAATGGGTTGCAATTATACCAACTTATGCGGGCGTTAGCGGAAGCGGTGAGGGTTTAAAATTGGGTGATGGATTAAAGGATCGTGTGAACTACTTGGATATGCAAGTAAGTAACATTAACGACCAGCTTAGCGGTATTACTGACGCAGTAAAACAAACGCTATCTAATGACGTTAGCGGAAGCCCGACGGCTGTGCCAACAGTTGACACCCGTTACGAGGTTATGCTTCAATACGACGCAGCAAATACAGTAATGGAGTGGCATTTGCAAGAGCACGGCACCTTTAAAACTTATACAACAGGCACTAGCTCACTGGATACAAACTTCGAGGGGCACATTGGAAATACTGCGGGCGGTTCTGTTATTTTAAACTTGCCTGCTGTAGCTACACAGAAGGGAAAGCGTTATTACTTTGTCAAGTCTGGGTCCTCGCATACAATGAGAATTAATGCAGGAACTGGCGAAAGTATAAACGGCGCGGACCACTTCCTTTTAAATACAAACTACGATAGCCATACGATTATTTGCGACGGCACCCAGTGGTTTATAATTGCAGCGCATCCGTAATTTGTTAACACAATAGACGGCGGGGCTTTGTAATTTTACCACATGGCCAACCAAAAAATAAGCGAATTAACCGCCATTGCCACTATTGATAATGCGACGGATGTTCTGCCCATTGTTGACACGTCGGCAACTACTACCAAAAAGATAACACTAACACAGGTTAAGACTAGCCTCGCGTTGAACAATGTTGACAACACGACCGATGCTAACAAGCCAGTAAGCACGGCAACACAAACGGCATTGGATGCGAAACAAGCAACACTTGTATCAGGCACAAATATCA